CGTATCTATGAGGCTAAATGTATCAAAGAAATAGAAAGATTAAATGAACAAGATCATCAAATACCGCCTATTATTCAATATGTGCAAGATTATTTAGAGCTACAACAAGGAATTATCCCGAGCATGGCGGAAACCGCTTTTGCTTTGAAAATGCCTGAAAGGACATTAAGGCATCAATTGCAGCAGCTTAATACGAGTTATAAACAAATTCGTGAACAGATTATTAAGAATAAGGCGCTTAAACTTATGGAATATAAAGAGTATTCAATAGAAGTTATTGCAGAAGCACTTGGTTATTCTGAACCTGCCGCTTTTAATCATGCATTTAAAAGATGGTTTGGACAGAGTCCTCGGCAATATGGAAAAGAGTTTTACTGAGTGTAACTCTTGATGCTAAAAGCTAATGTGGTCGGACAAAATGTTCGCTATACTCTCTTCAGTTAAAATTGAAATAAAATGATATGTTAAATTTAAAATCTTCTCATAGTACTGCATTTACTCCGTCTTCCCCAGCAGAGCGCTATGCTGAGGCATTGGCTTCAGGCCAGTTTATGGCAGATGAGGCACAAGCACAGGCAGTGCAAGAATTAGATCGTGTATGGAAAGAACTTTTAAATCGTTATAAGGCTTCTAAAAAAGCTTTCCGTCGTTTCCGCCGCCAAACTTCTCCAAAAGGTGTATATATGTGGGGCGGTGTAGGACGTGGCAAAACTTGGCTTATGGACCAATTTTATGAGTCTGTACCATTTCGCCGTAAAACACGTATGCATTTTCATCACTTTATGCAACATGTTCATAAAGAGTTAAATAAACTTTCGGGTCAACGTAATCCACTCGATATCGTAGCTGATCAAATTTATAAAGATGCTGTCGTTATTTGTTTCGATGAGTTTTTTGTCTCGAACGTAACTGATGCAATGATTTTGAGTGACTTATTCCAAAAGTTATTTGTTCGTGGTGTAACACTCATTGCAACTTCAAACATTGCACCAGACGGTTTATATAAAAACGGGATTCACCGTGATCGTTTTATTCCTACAATTGAAATGGTTAAAAAGAACTGTGTCGTTTTAAATGTAGATGCAGGGGTGGATTACCGTTTACGTGTTTTAAAACAGGCTCAATTGTTTAAATCACCATTAGGTAATGAAGCTCAAAGCTGGATATCAGAGCGTTATACTGCTTTAACTCATACTCAAACCAATTCTCATGAACCGATTGTGATCAATAACCGTGTTGTTGAAACACTAGGGCATACGGAAGATGTTTTATGGTGTGAGTTTTCTGAACTTTGCTTAAAGCCGCGTAGTCCAGCAGACTTTATTGAAATTGCCAATATTTATAATACGGTTTTAGTCAGTAATGTTCCTCACTTAACAGACTTCCTGTCTGAAGGCACACGTCGTTTTATTTATCTAGTCGATGAATTTTATGATCGTGGAGTGAAACTACTTTTAACCTCTCAAGATAGTATTATTGATATCTATCAAGGCGAGAAATTGGCTTTTGAAATTGAGCGTACTCGTTCACGTTTATTAGAAATGCAGTCAGATGAGTATTTGCATTCTGAACATCGACATATTGATGCGACTAAAACTTCTTAAGAAATCAGATATGAAGAGCGCTCTAAATTGAGCGCTTTTTATTAAATTTAATCAAATTTCATTTTAATAATAATTATAAAAAACAATAATTTATAATTTGTATTTAATTTGCTTGCAATTCAAATTGCATAGAATTTAAAATCAAGTGCAACAAAAGTGCAGCAAGATTTTAAACAATGGCGACCTTTCAAAAACGTAATGGTAGAGTGACAGCTACCGTTAGAATTAAGCCACATCCGGCTAAGTCAAAAACATTTGATACTTTGCGTGATGCAAAGAAATGGGCGCAAGAAACAGAAGTAAGATTAAAGAATGAAAAGTTAGAGATTTTCGACCATATTATATTTAAAGACGCATTAATTGAGTACCGTGATACTGTCTCTATTAATAAACGAGGCTTTGAAAAAGAACGAAGAAAAATAAACTTTTTATTAAAAGCCATGTATGTGGATCAGCCACTCATTCAAGTTAATAAAGACTTCTTAACAGAATGGCGTGAGCAAAGACTTTTAAATGTTAAAGGTGCCACTATTAGGCGTGAGTTTATTTTGCTGTCAGCTTTTTTCACGTGGTGCATTGAGGTCAAGCGATGGATATCGGTAAATCCTCTACGTGAAATTAAGTTCCCTTCAGAATCACCGCATCGAGAACGTGTAATTAGCGATGAAGAAATAGAAATTTTATTACCTTTCTTATCTACTGAGATGCGCTATATCTTTTTAATCGCTTTACAAACTGGAATGAGACTTTCAGAAATTTGTAATCTGAAATGGGAAAAAATTAGATTGAGTAAAAACTATTTAATTTTAGACCTTACAAAAAATGGTCGTGCTAGGGAAGTGCCTTTAAGCTCCCAAGCGGTTGAAATCTTTAAATCCATTGGCCCAAAAAAGCAAGGGTATGTATTTAGTATAACTAGCGATGATGCAACCGATGAATTTCGTGATGCTAAATTAGAAGCGGGTTTAGAAGGTTTTACTTTCCATGATAGTCGACATACTGCAGCAACAAAAATCGCTTTAAAAATCCCGCTGCTTGATCTGTGTAAAATGTTTGGGTGGAGTAATCCACGGCGTGCGATGATTTACTACAATCCCACATCTAGTGAGATTGCAGCGCGGCTTTCACAGCCGTAAGCGAATAACGGCCTTTAATATCTTTGAATCTATGCTCTTTGGCTAGCTTTTTAAATGAATGGTAGGATAAGCCCGGTATACGTTCACATAATTGCGTAATGTTAAGCAGCTCATCGCCTTGGGCTGCTAGCACTCTGGATACCGCATTTTCACATGCCTTTTCGATGACCTGAGCCAATTCGGATGCAGGCATAGAAACAAACTTAACTTCTGTCATGTGACTTCTCCTTTTCCTTATCCCCCGATTCGCTTGCTTCAACCATTGCCTTATATATTCGCTCAGAATTCTTTTCGTTAGTCATGCCATAACTTATTGAAGAACAACCTGCACTCAACATTTTTTCAGTTGGAACTCTTGGCAAGAGCACATAACTCTCTGGCACCGCCTGAGCTTTGGCTTTTTCCATCCAAACTTCTTGCATTAGTTCAATATCGCTATAGCTAAGATCACAGTCTGCTTCTCTGACTATGTTTGTAATAACACCCATGCAATTCCAATCTATTTTTAAGATGCCTTTGGTTTTAAGGAAGGCAACAAAAAGTTCTCTTTCCTTATTCAAATCTGTCATGCTACTTCTCCAATGCTAATTAAAATTTCTTCTGGTAAATCGTCGGTGTCTTTTTCAATTAAACTTCGCATCGCTTTTTCATAGCCTCCATTAATAAATCTTGTACTTCGCGTTTAGACTCACGGCGTTCCATAACAATTTCATCCATCGTGTTTTTTGCGATGATGTGATAGATGTAAACAGGGCGGTCATAACCCGCTTGCGCTTGGCGTGTTGGCCCAATACGTTCGATAATTTGTTGGTACTGTTCTAAATCCCACCAGTGAGAAAAGAACACAAGGATGTTTCCACCGTCCTGTAAATTAAGCCCGTGACCTGCGCTTGCAGGATGAGCAAATAGCACAGGGATTTTGCCCGCATTCCAATCGTGAATCGTTTGCGGGTCTTTATCTAAATGGCGTCCTTTAGGGAACGCTTTTAATAAACGCTCAAGGTCGCTTTTAAAATGGTATGCAACCAACACGGGCATGCCTGCAGCTTCTTCAATTACGGATTCAAGCGCCTGAATTTTTAAATCATGGATAGGGTGCCAAGTGCCGATTTCATCTGTGTAAATAGAACCGCTTGCGATCTGCAAACACTTCATTGTTTTTGATGCGGCATTGAATGCTTCAACTTCGACCGTTTCAGCTAGTTCAATGAACATTTCCTTTTCCATTTCTTCATAGGTCTTGCGGGCTTTGCCTGTAAGCTCTACTTCAATCGGGTAAACGATCGGTTCTTTAATATCAAAGTAGTCTTTAGCTTCAATGCTCAAGCACACGTCTTTAATTCGCGCTTGAATTTCGCCTTGACTATGATCGAACGGCACAAGGTTTACAGCAGTACGATCTACGCCCACTTGTATTTGTTGGAACCAACGATCAGTAAAAGAACTGAAACTTGTGCCTAATCTTTGACCACGATCAATGAACCATAGTTGGCCCCAAAGGTCTTTAAGCCCGTTAGGTGCAGGCGTTCCCGTTAATTCGATGAATCGTTTGACTCGAGTATGCGCAACTTTACCTAAGGCACGTGCACGTACTGAACCTTGTCTTAAACGAAAACCTTTTAGCTTTGTGCTTTCATCAGCGACCACTTTAGTAAAAGGCCATTTGCTGCCTAGAAAATCAATTAACCATGGTAAATTTTCATAATTAATTGCGTACACATTCGCTTTTTGTTTTAGCGCACGTACACGGTCTTCAGGCGAACCGACTACAGCAACAACTTTATAATCTTGCAGGTGTTCCCATTTCTTAGCTTCATCAGGCCACGTGGTTGCGGCAACTCGCAAAGGAGCAACTACAAGAGTCGGCCCCGGTTCAAACAATTCGAGAATTTCTAAAGCGGTTAGGGTAGAAGACGTTTTACCTGTACCCATTCCCGCAAACACTGCGCAACGTTCATTATCAAGAATGTGATTGATAATTAAATGTTGGTAATCGTGTGGTACGAATTTACGCGGCTGCATGTTCGCATTCCTTTTGCCAAATTTCTGTTATGCGCTTACTTGCTGTTTGGAAATATTTTTCGTCTTTCTCTATGCCTATAAATTTTCTACCTGTATTCACACAAGCTACGCCTGTGGTACCGCTACCCATTGTATTGTCCAGTACTGTTTCGCCTTCATTTGTGAAGGTTCGAATCAAGTACTCACAAAGTGCAACTGGCTTTTGTGTGGGGTGTAGATTTGATTTCTGCTTATCGCTACTGAAAATTTGCACAGAACGCGGGTAACGCTCTGTTGAGTCGTAATCTTTGATATTGAGCTGTTTGCCGTAATGTTCTGAACCAATATCTTTACGTTTGGCAGTTTTACGTTTATGCCCAGTTGTCTTTTGAGGGTTATAGGTAGGCTGCGATTTATAGAAAACTAAAATATTTTCATGCGCTCTCAATGGTTGTTTTTTCGCATTTAGAAAACCTGTTGCTGCAGGCTTTTCCCAAATCATTTCATAGCGGAACAATTTAAGATTTGAAGTAGCCAGAACTGCAGCAAAGGGGTTCGCAGCAAAAAGAACGATTGCACCATTAGGTTTGATGATTCGTTCGTAGTGTGCCCAAAGTGGTTTAAATGAAATAACCGTATCCCAAGCACAACAAGTCGTACCATATGGCAAATCGCAAAGGATCATGTCAACACTACCATCTTCAATTTCATGCATAAGGTCTAAACAGTCCCCGTGCATTAAAGTGAAAGGTTTACTCATCTTAGTAACTCCTCAATTCGCTCTATACTGTCTATAACTTCAACTCGTTGGCCCATCTTGCGCATGCGTTCGTGTTCACGTGCTTGGGCTGCGGTTGGCTTTTCTTTTGGTGCTTTTAGCTCTGCCCAAAATGTATTGTCTGGTAGCATTACCAGACGGTCGGGGGCAGAGTTGCGGCTAATCCATTTAACCTTGCGGACTTCACCCCCAAGGGTTTTGACCTTGTCCACAAGATATTTTTCAATTACTGATTCGCGCATATTTACGCCCGTAAAGGCATAAGCACAGCACGCACGTTTTTGATTTCTGTACTTAAAAAATCAATGTGTGCTGCGCTTGAAGGTCCGACTGTTGGGGTTACTTTGACTTGTGGTACCAAACTTTTATCGCCAAGGGTTTTTGCAATTTTTTGAAAATCGACTAGATATTTCCAATCGAAAGTAGGGTAGTCGCCTTCGTATTCATCGCCTTTGGCTTTTGGTATGACACGCTGCCATGCAGGAAATTTATTATCAAATGCTCGAAAACGTTCATTTATATCTGTACCTGAAACTTCCAAAGTGCCGTCAAGTCCATCTAAGGTTACTTTTACTAATTTTTTAAGGTCTTTAATTCCTGTAGCTTTCTTTGCAAGAAATTCAATTGCATCACGTGGAATAATGACTTGTTGAAGTTTGGCATCTAGTCCTTCAACTTCTGCGTAAAACATTCTGTGACCGTCGGTTGAAACAACATGCCCTTGGTCAATAGCAACACCCTGTAAATAATGACGTACGTCTTTTTTAGCTGAGCAAATAACCGCAGCTTTTAAAGTTGCCAAAGGTATTGAAAATTTAATCATGGTGTTAATCCTTCTTATAGCGATATGACTCAAAGCCCGCTGCCGCTAAAGGCAAATCAAGTGCCCATTCGGGATTGGTAGCAAGCAGGCTTGATAAATGTTCATGGTTGTATTCCGTTACGTCATCGGCTTCTGTAATCACTTCATCGTGTACAGTTAAAGCGATTTCGTAACCTGAACTGTCGATTAAAGGCATGTTGTGGCCGAGAACATCACGGGCAACTGCTTGCGTAATGTTCTCGGCAAACTTGCCGCCATAGGTGTAAAGGCGTTCCCATTTACGTGTGTACTGGTTATTGCCCATGTAAGAAATTCTGTTGTCGTCCGCTTTTGCACCCGGATAACAAAGGAAACGACCACTTGGCAATTTGATGTAAAGCCAAGAGCCTTTTTTAATGAAAATTACTTTGCGACATGGAAAGGGCTTATCGGGGTTATTAATGGCATTAATTGCTGCCACGCGAAGCTCATTCCACCATGCAGAAATATTTGGATGTGCATAACGCCATGAGCGTTTAAACGAATCGCACACTAACCATGTGTTTTTCTTTAAACCGAAAGTGGTGCGCTTTTCTTTCTTGTGCCATTCCCAAGCGCGGATTGCTTCATTCATTATGCTTGGGTCAATGCTGTCAAAAGCTTGTGCGGCCATGTCGTCTAGGTCTAAGCCGTATACAGCTGCGAACGTTAAAAATGCGCCTACACCGCCTTCATAACCTAAAGCCAATTCCTGAACCTTACCGACTTGGCGTTGTTCTTTGTCTACGTCTTCAGGTGATACACCAAACGATTTTGCATAAGCCAATTTATAAAGGTCATGGCCTTCGCCTGAATCAAAGTCATAGAACGCTTTGAGTTTCCATGTTTCACCCGCAAGCCAAGCTAGGGCGCGGCCTTCAATGTTTGATAGATCGGCTACAACGAGTTTTTTGCCTTCTGGCGCACAGATACAACCGCGAATTGCTGAGCTTGTTAGTTCCATGACGTTTTCATAGAACATATCCGCACAACCGATTTTTAAAGTCTCAATGCCTTCGTCAATTACATCTTGCTTAAGTGTAGGACGTGGTAAATTTTGCGGTTGGAATAATCGGCCCGCCCATCTTCCTGTGCGTGATGCACCGTTAAATTGCAAAGTTCCGCGTAATCGACCGTCTGAGCTAACGCCTTTAGCGAGCGCGGTGTATTTTGCTGTACTGGTAGTTGAAGCCTGTAAACGGATGGCAAGCAATTCGCGAACTGCAAGTGGCAAAGAGTCGTCATTAATACGGCGCTCTAAAGTTGATTTCTGCATATCTGGCAATGAAACACCGTGTGCTTCAAGAATATGCTTAAGCATTGCATCGCGTTGGGTAGCTGCCTGTACTTCACCATCGGTTAAGACAACGGTGCGTTTTGCTAATCCTTTTTGCGCTTTGTCTACTGCTTCAATTGCAGATTCAACAAGATCAAGGTCAATACAAACGCCACGATCATTAATTTTTTGGTCAAGGTGCCAAAGTGCTAGTTCAGCCCCACGATAATTCCACTTCGGAATTCGTTTATGCAATTCGCGCATCGCCAAAATATCGTTTTTGGCATAGTCGAGAAAACGTGCCCATTCAAGCGGATGCGTTTCACGGGTAGCGCGGCGTAATTTTTGATTAGCAGGACGGGGCTTGCAGAAAAGCTGAATAAGTTGTTTACCTGCTTTGTCCTTCGCCTTGTCTTGATCGATCTTGAAAATTTCACAAAGTGAATCAAGTGAACCGGGCAATGAATGGCTCAAAGCTTGAACCATTGTGTCTTGCCAACGCTCAATTTTTAAAGGTGCACCGTGGTATGCATGGCGCAAAACAGTACGGTCAAAATGTGAATTGTGGGCTATTAAAGTTACTGATTCATTGTGTAAATGCTCGATCAATTCTTTTGAAGGTTCATTTTTGGTTAGGTCCTCAACATAGACAGGGCCGTCATTAAAGGCCCACGCAAATACGATAATTTCAACTTGTTCTGCATAAGCGTGTGTGCCGTTTTTAATTGGCACTTCGCAATATGTCTCAAGGTCAAGCCAAAGGATGTCATCCATTTTTATAGTTCCTATTTTGCTTTGGTAAAGTGAACGCAGAGGGTCAGCAATACATTCACTTTCCAAAGCAACCCGCAAAATGCGAGATGCTTTTAGGGTTATGCTTCGAAAACACCTTGGTAGAATTCGCCTTGAAGTTCGGCTAATTTTCCTTTCAGGATTTCGATAAATTGATCAGCACGTTTTTGGTCGTGGTTGTCTTTACCTACAAAACGCAAAATAAACGTAGGTTCAGAGTTATTTACGGAAATACGGAGGGAAATGGTGATTGCTTCAACAGGCAAGCCTTTGTAGCTTTCAGTGTTCAACACGATCGCAGTAGGTAAGTTTTCATCAATTCCTGTAGCTTCTAGGCTTTCTGCTGCACTGCGTTGATACCCCATTTCAGCAACATGGCTGTTTAATTCCGCGTTTTTAGCAATTTTTACTTTGCGTAATGCGCGAATGCCTTTATCGAATGGAATTACGGTATTTAAGGTTGCCCCATCTTCACCAGTAGATTTACCTTGAAGGGTGATGAACTCGGCCCAATCGTCTAACAGATCGATTAAATCTTCTTGGTTATAACGGCGGGGATTAGCAATTTCAAAAGCAATAAATTCAGGCTTTTTATCTAAAACTAAAACGGCAGTGTCGTCAGCATGACCAGGGTCGGCTTCGTTACCAATATTAAAAAACGCTTCTGCTTTAAGTGTGCTACGGGTATTAATGAAATTTTTTAAGCCTGCAACGCCACGTGCTTTTGCATACTCAACAAAAGAATCAATATTGCTTGTGTTGAAAGTGCCGCGGAAACGGTCACGCAAAGCATTAAATTTTTCTGTGCTATGGACCTTAAAACCTTCAGGTACGATTGCAATTGAAGCTGTTTTATCAACCTGAACAGGTAAGTTGCCTTGTGCTGCAATTGCTAGCGCTGCGATTTTGTCTACGTTTAGTTGTTCCATGTGTTATTTACCTTATAAAGTTTGGTAGGAAAGGGATTAGCCGTTTAGATAATCTTCGGCTTTGACGCGTTCAGGCATTAAAGACAACTTGCCGCCTTGAAGAACATGCATAGGGGTTTTGCCGCTAGCATTTTCGGTTTTATCGCCCGTTTCGGTCGGGGCTTTGAAATTGATTTTGTGGGCAACTTCGACTTGGTTACTGTCAGAAATCTGGTTAATGGTTAATTCCAAAGTAACTTTGCCTGCTTTGCCGTGAGTCACTACGGCACCTGCTACAGTTGAAAGGAATAGACCTAATTGCTTTTCAGCTACACCGCTTTTTAGGTCACCAAGAAATTGAGGTACATCGGTTAAATTATTCATTGTTGTTTTCCTCATTTAGGATTTAAAAATTCGGGTCACACTATCGCAGTGACCGCGGTAAACGCCTTTTGAGTCAAGGTGCAAAATCGTTTACTGCCATGGTTATTTCCAGTATCGACACTCATGGCTTGTCGATTCGCGCCGGTCTCCTAACGCACTGGCTCACTCATCTATTTATGCGAATAAAGGGTCTTCCGCTTCATCAGCTGCGCTTAGGTCTTCGAAATCGTCTTCAGAAGCTACGCCACCGCCTGCAAATGCTTCACCGTCTTTCAGGAATTGCACACCGCGGAGTGATGCATTGATGCGTTTACCGTAGTTGTTGTCTTGACACCAAAGCTCAATTGCGGCATTCACGTAGCAACCCGCATAAGGTCGGCCGTCTGCTTGAACTAACGGTGTTTTACCGTCACGGTCGAAAATTGTTGGACGAGTTTTATTACGTGCTGAAATGAAGTAGTTACCCGCATAACCTTCGTAATCGCCTTTAGTGTCACCATCGTGTAAAGCCATACGGTCTTTGGTTTCGATTTCTTTTTTAACTTGAGGCCATTTAGCGCCCCATTTTTCAGCACCCATTTTGTCCATCGCCTTACGGATTTCATCAAGCTGCGGATGATCGCTAGCAAGAATGAAAGACGCAGAGAAAGCGGGGTCACCTTCGCCATTTACAGTTTTAGCTTCAAATAAAGCAGGGAAAGCAAGGCGTACATTGTTTAAACGAATTTTCATGGTTATTACTCCGATACTGTTAAATCTTCAAATTGTGGTTTCATGTCCAAAGCGGGACGTTTGTCGCTTTCAGGTGCGACAGTAGGTTTACCGTCCGCCTGAGTAATAAGGGCTTCAATTTTTGTCCATTGGCGCGGGCCGATAGCTTCACCCTTCTTGAGAGCTTCCGCCTTTGTTGGACTAATTAATTTCAGGTCATACATCTGTTCGGTTTTAAGGCGCATGCTCTTAAGCAGTTTTTCTGCTTCTTCTGCATCGGTCCAAGCGCGGTTCCCTTTCTTGCCTTGAACCATCTTGAAGCCGGGTATTGCTTCACCTGCATGCATCTTTTGGTGAACCGCTGAATCGACCGCTTTAATCCATCCTTCGAGAAGGGGGATAACTGCATACATTCGGCTAAGCTGAGCGTTGGTTGCACTTACAACTTGTGCCGTTGCATTGGTGATTTCTTCTTGCAAATCGAGTTGGGTTAAATCCTCAAACTCGCCTGCAATGGTTTCTACCAAGTGCTTTTGTAAAGCAGGGCATGTTGCTTTTGCTTTACACCAGTGGCACTGTTTCTCACCCGGATTAAATGAAGCTTCAAATACTTCGTTTGTTGCGCCATCGGGGTTTTCGACACCGTCTTCTAATGTATGGATAAAAGTAACTTGCGTTTTTGCTTCATTCGCGAAGTCGTAAAGCTCTTCAACTGTTAATACATATTCAGATTGATAGCCTAAGCGTGGTTGATGGATAACCATTCGTACTTGTTGAAAGTCGCCGAACATTCCGAATGTTGCCAAAGCACCTAAACCGTAAAGTGCAAGTTGCTCGTTGCCTTCTGCATCGACCTTTACGCCTTTACCGTATTTCAGGTCGTGGACCTGAATTTCAGTTTCGGTTAGAACAACTGCATCGCTTGTACCGAAAGACCCTTCAGCACCTACAAACTCGGAAAAATCAACACGCTGTTCTACAAGTAATTGGTTGCCGTCTGCTTGAGCACGCACTGCATCTAAATAGATTTGGACGTTCTCAACCATTTCTGCATCTACTGTGAAGAAGCTAGAAACAGGGCTTTCTGTGGCTTCATCAATCCAAAGGGCGTTGCCTTTGATAATGACAATTGTGTGGCCTTCAAAATCCGCTGCATTCTTACCTTGCTCTAAGCATTCCGAAGCAAGGAAATGCGCAGCCGTGCCTAGATCGGCATGCTCTGAGCTGCTGTCAGGTAGGTCTTTCTCAAGAATTACGCTACCTGCACAACGCATCCAACGGTGAGCCGAAGAAGGACTTAATTTTGCATGTGCTGTCATGACTTAATCCTTATTGAGCTGCCGTAAAGCCTGCTACAACTGCCAAAGCAATAATGATGAACAGGGCAAGGGTAAAACCAATTAACTCACCAACTGTAAAAACGGCTTTGATTCGCTTATTTAAAAAATGGGTTTGAGTGTTCATGTGCATTTCCTTATGCAAGTGCTTTTTCGCAAGCTTCAATTACAGCCGCGTATTTATCCGTAGGTATTGTTGCAACCGTAGTAACGCCGATATCACTTAAGATTTTTAAAAGTGCAGCACGGTCTTTTTTAGCTACTGCTAAACAAGCGTCTTTCACTTCTTTTTCAGTGATTTCTGATTTAGTTGTTTCTTCAACAACTTCATCTTTTGGCTCTTCAACAGGTGCAGTTTCAGATTTGGTTTCTTGTACTTCTTCAACCTTTTCTGCTTTGGTTTCTTTAACCGTTTGAGTTTTTATAGGGTTAGAAGTTTTAACTTCTGCGTTTTTGATATCCGCAGTTTTAGTACTTCCGAACACATATGTTTCAAGACGAGTTGCATCTTTGATTACGTCTTCAATGTCGGTTTTGCCTGTGCGGATTAGTTGTGCGCAAATTTCGCTGCGCCATGCATGGATATCTGTTGTCATTTTCATTCACCCTAAAAATTACGTTGTGCGTAAGTTATGGGGTTAAGTTAAACGCAATTTAAACTTACGTCAAGCGTAAATTTATGCTTAAGACGTAAAAAAGCCCGCATTAAATGCAGGCTTTTGATTTATAAAATTTTAAAGTTTAAACATCCATTTCCATGCGTTTTACAACGCCGCAGAAAGTAGTGCCTGGTGGGACAGGAATTACAGGGTAGTTGTCATTTAATGGTTTAAGGTATGTACCAGACTCATCATCAATAAGTTGTTTAAAGGTAGCTTTATTGCTATCGGGCATTAGCGCAATGACGTGGCTTTTATTATGCGCTTGCTCTTCTGGTTCGACGATGATGATACATCCTTCTGGAAATTTAGTTTCCATACTGTCCCCTACAACTCGTAAGGCATAGGTGTAACGGCGGGCACGGGAGGGAGTTTCAACCCATTCAACATTATCTAGGGCGTGGGGCTCGTGAAACACTTCTTGGCATTTTCCTGCTTGGACCCATGAAATTAAAGGAACTTTCCTTAATTCAGGGGCGGGTTCAAAGTTATCAACTTCAGCACCTGATGCGATAGCAAAGAATTCAGGAACAGATACCCCCAATGCATCCGCTAATGTAGGTAACTTATCAACTTCAATTCCTTGTTGACCTTTCTCATATCGGGAAATGTTTGCGGGTGCAACGCCTAATTTTTCTGCAAGTGTATCTTGAGTCATTTTCTTAGCCTTTCTCAATTTACGCATTGCTTGCCCGATTTCAGTTTTCATGTCTATCCCACGTAGGTCTAAAAAGTTGGCTATTTATACCTTATTTTATCAATTATTACGTTAAACGTAATGAAGTGAGACGTAATTTTGCTTGTTTAAAACTTACGTTTAACGTATATTTTGGAGAGTTACACATAAAAAGGTTAATGAAAATGGCCTCTCCATTAGCAAGAAAACGCAAGGAACTAAAGCTAACAGTTGAGCAAGTGGCCTCAGGTGTTGGTTGCTCTGCACCTAATTATTGGCGAATTGAATCCGGGGAACAACAGCCGCGCAAGAATCTTCTCCAAGCAATTATTCGCTATTTCGACAATCAAGTTACCGAAATGGAAATTCTATTCCCTGAACAGTTCGCAAGTGAAGATGATTTCGAAGACCTCACACAAGAGGAGAATGCCGAATGACTGAAGGTCAAAAATTTGATAACGCTAAACCGCGTTTCTCGTTAATTCCAAAAGGTTCGCTTGCGCCCGTAATCAATGTACTTGAATTCGGTGCGCGTAAATATTCAGAAGGCAATTGGCGCAAAGTTGCCAATGCAGAAACACGTTATTTCGATGCAGCTCACCGACACCTAAACGCATGGTGGGATGGACAAACGGCAGACCCTGAAACGGGTGAATCACATTTAGCGCATGCAGTTAGCTGTTTGCTTTTCATTTTGGCATTAGAGCAAGAAAAGAGCTTGTCACGCCCGATCTGCGGTACTTGCGGTTTTCATCCGTGCCAATGTGCGAAGACTTCGTACGACATGGAGGTGGGTTGATATGGTTGTAAAAGATTTTATTCGTGAGTACGGGGTGGAGAAGGCGAGAGAAGCCTTAACGCGATGTTGCTGGATGGATGGTTCATTCTGTACTCGATTATGGCATGGGTGTGTGCAGAATAATCATGAGTGTTGTGTTGACGTGAAAGACCTCAAGCGTCTGGTTGCCTCTATAGAAATTGTTGAACTTTTCGAATCAATTGAAAACGCAAAAGAAGCTCACAGAAATAACATCGAGTTCCATTTTGTTTTGGTTGGCGATCGTAAAATTATTGCAGAGAGGTTATGTCAAGCTATCGCAGACCATGAGTCTATTTATTCTGTTCTTAGAATTGATGATATGGGCGACGATAGCAATTTAGATCATCACGTTTCACCTTTCTGTGAGGTGCGTGACGTATGAGCTATTTCAAGGAACACGGAAAAACCTTACTTGCTCATCACTACATGATTGTGCCGATCAAGCAAGGTTTAAAACGTCCGGTTATGGACGGATGGCAAAACGTTCGACTTACTGCAAGTGACATACCGCGCTTTGCAAATCAAGGCGTTGGTATTTTGACAGGTCAAGGACCTTTCCCAATTTGTGCGGTTGATATTGACGTAACTGACGCAGATTTATCACACCAGTTTGCAGAATGGTGCCGTGATAATTTAGGTGTGAGCTGTGAGCGTGTCGGGAATGCACCAAAGATATTACTGGTGTATAGAGCTGAAGATTCTGATTGGGGTAAATCAACTTCGGCGTGGTTTGCCGATCCTGCCGAAGTAGATAAACCTTTTAAAGAAATACACAAACATCGTATCGAAGTGCTTGGGCGCGGTCAACAATTCGTCGCGTACCACATTCACCCCGATACGGGTAAACCATATGAATGGGTTGATTTCTTCGGTGGGCTGACTGAATTTGCTGCTAATGCTTTGCCGACCATTACCAAAGAACAGGTCGAAGAAGCGATAAAAGCTTTTGAACGCATGGCCGAAGCACACGGCTTTGTTCGTGTGAAAAACAGCAAGTCACGTATTGGTGCTTTGACTTCTAGCGAACTCGCAGATGAAGAAGATTTATTAATGACGACCACGGCAACAATCGGTTGGTCGTTGAATGATGCAAAAAAATATTTAGAACACATAGACAATGAAGATTATGACACTTGGCTTCGCGTGGGGATGTCTTTACATCATGAGTTTGACGGCAGTGACGTTGCTCTCGAACTATGGAATGAATGGAGTTCTACCGCATCGAATTACGTTAGCTTTGAAGAGCTCGAATACCGTTGGAATACGTTTAGCGGCACAGGCTCAACCATCGTCACCGCGCATTGGTTACTTAAAACAGGTCGTGAATCTAAACAAGCAAAACTTAGATTAGAGAAACGGCAGATTCTTGCTGACATTAAAAATCAGATTGCTGATTGCCGTGACCAACAAGAGTTGTTGCAAGTAGTAGCCAAAGAAGCGGGCAAAGTTGCAGGTACCGACCTTGCTTTGCGTACTGAACTGTCGGGACTTATCCGTCAGCGCTTCAAGCAATTAACAAAGATCAGCATTTCAGCGCGCGAAGTGAATATAGCAATGGGCGGTCGCAAAGTGCAAATTGCACTTGATGACGCTCAAAAGCGCCCGATGACTGAATTTGGTAATGCCTCAAGAATGCTAGACGCTTACGGCAATGAAATTATGTTTATTGCCGAAACAAATACCTGGTACCGATGGAACGGCGTTTATTGGGAATCGTGCGTGAATATGGTCATCGAGCAGTATGCAAAGCAAACTGTTTTGGCTATGGGTGACGAAGCTAAAAAGATTGATGACGATGCACAACGTGCCGAGTTTTATCAATTCTGTGCAATGTCTCAAAAGGCGTTCATGGTCAAAAACATGGTGACGCTTGCTCAATCCGACCCGCGTGTATTGGTTCCGATCAAAGAATTAGACAGCGATATTTATTTATTGGGCTGTGCAAACGGCGCGGTGAATTTGCGTGATGGTGAATTGGTAAAGCCAAATCAGGAATTGCTAATAACATATAGCACTGGTGTTGAATATAACCCTAAAGCCAAATGCCCTTTATTTGAAAAGACTGTTCTTGATGCCTTTTTTGGCGATGAAGAAATGGCTAATTTTTTCCGGCGTTTAATGGGCTACGCGATTTTAGGTAATCCAAAAGAAAACCTTATGGTCATTCCGTTCGGTGATGGCTCTAACGGTAAATCAACCGTACTCACAACCATTTTCAAAGCGCTTGGCGATTACGCCAAGATGACGCCCGCTGAAACATTCTTAGGTGAAGGCCGAAGTAATGCAGGCGGTGCGCGTGAAGATTTATTGCGTTTACGTGGTGCCCGTTTTGTCTATGTTGGTGAACCGGAAGAAAACAAGGAATTAAAAGAAGGCTTGGTTAAGTCTATGACAGGCGGTGAATCCATCACAGCTCGTGGCCTTTATTCACGTGTTTCGGTCGAGTTCAAGCCAACGTGGACCGTTGTTATGCCAACGAACCATAAGCCAATCATTAAAGGTGGTGACCATGGTATTTGGCGTCGCTTAATGATGATTCCTTTCCAACGAAATTATGACGCTGACAAGTCCCTTGTTAAAGACCCGAACCGATCTGAAAAACTTCAGGCTGAACTTGAAGGCGTTTTAGCTTGGCTTGTGCGTGGTGCGCTTGAATATCAGCAAGAAGGCTTGAACGAGCCGAACAAGACGAAACAAGCACGTGACGAATACCGCGATGAAATGGACCTTTTAAAGGACTGGATTAGTGAGTGCTGCGAGCTTGGTGATTATCGCGAAACGTCTCAAAACCTTTGGGTGAGTTGGGAAGCGTATGCAAAAGCACGTAACGAATTGCGCTATATCCCTTCATCAAGGGCGCTAGGTCGTCGGCTTAGTAGCAGATTTCAGTTAATCCGTAGTACAGGCGGCAAAAGGCTTTTTGCGGGTATTAGGGTTTCCGTAACTCCTGATTCCGAATTATTTGCGGATGAGAGTAGTAAGCAATGAGAGTTGAACACGTAGTTTTTTGCGTATACGCAAATTTCTGCGTGTTTGTTGGTGTAGGCAAGTCTAACGAGTGACGTTAGTGACGTTTAAAGTGCGTTTTTCCCTTAATTTCTATTTATATATATAGGACTTTTAGGAAAAAAGAATAAATAACGTCACTAACGTCACTCCAAAGACAAAAACGCAAAAATTAACAACTTGGAGGAGCGCGCCCATGCCTGTTTTGGCTTTTCTCCCTGAATTTGTAGTGAAAGACAAAGTAAAGCGTAGCTCTAAGCCAAAAGTTACAGAGGAAGACGTGAAAAACATTCGAGCACTACATAAATCGGGCATGTCTTATAGACAACTTGGTCATAAATACGAAATTTCCCACGAAATGTGCCGACGTATTTGCGTGGGGTATTGCTATAAGGAGGTCTTCTAATGGCTTTACGTGGAAGGCAACAAAGATTTGTCAATGAGTACCTAATTGATCGTAACGGGGCGCGAGCTTACATACGTGCCGGATACAAGGTTAAGAACGAAGATGTAGCTGCTGTGATGGCATCTCGTCTGTTAAGAGATGATAAGGTCAAAAAAGCCATTGAAGCAGGTGAAGCTGAACTTGCAGAACGCAACAAGATCACACAAGACAAGGTATTAAATCGCTTATGGGAAATGGCAACGGCTGACCCTAACGAATTAACGCGATATACACGTGTTAATTGCCGATTCTGTTGGGGTATTGACCACAATTACCAATGGACAGTAGGCGAATTTAAAAGAGCAATTCAACACGCGCACGACACGAATGCACCTGAACCAAAATGTGAAGGGGGTTTAGATTTTGATCGCCTTAAATCTCCTAATCCAGATTGCCCAGAATGCCGCGGCGAAGGCGTTGGCTATACGTATATTGCAGATACGACACGCGTTAGCGACCAAGCCAAATTGCTTTATGCAGGTATTAAAGAATCTCAGCACGGCATAGAAATCAAAATGAATGACCAAGTGGCGGCTTTGATTAAAGCCGGTCAACACATTGGCATGTTCAAGGAACGTGTAGAACTCGGCAACGACCCAGAAAACCCGCTAACCGATCCAAAGGCAGCAAGCACACAGTTAAGCCTTCTTGCCAAGTTGAAAAAGGCTAAGGCTAAAAATAAGGGGAAAGACGATGCGTGAACAACACAATTACAAAATCGGGCAACAAGTATATTTGCCCACGAGACAGAAGTATTACTACATCAACGGCATTCATACAAACAAAGACTATTGGCTAACAGGTGTTGAAGATTTCACTTTGTCATTGAATGCAGAACCAAACAAGGCAACCAAGCACGATAAGACATTTCGTGTTCAACCTTGGCAAGTGGAGGCTATTTGATAATGGATAAATACTTTTGGATTTTCCTAATGGTTTTGGTTATTTGCGCCACTTACGCAAAGGTACATGGTGTGGACCTATGACAAATACTTTCTCGCTGACAGCTTTTCTCATTTCAGTATTTATCAATCTACTTATTCCTGTGTTGTTGGTGAAATTCTGGCACCTAAAGAAATCAGCATTTTTTAGCTGCTTAACATGGTTCTTAATGTTTGCAGTGGTGGGTGAGTATTTCAGGCTTCAGGAAAACCACATCAGAGATTTAGCCGATGTTTGGTTTCTCTTCGCCATTAGTTACATGACCATCTTTGAATTTGGTGATTGGATTGACTATGAACAAGCCCAACGATGACGAACTACTCGCATTACTTGCGGATATGAGCGAATCGGAAATTGAGCAATTCATTAATTCGCTTGATGAAGATGAACGTGCAGTTATCAGCAGGATTCTTGCAAATGCGCCTGTATGGTTCCCGCTTGAAGGTCCACAAATGGCAGCTTACACATCAGATGCTGACATTATCGGCTACGGCGGTGCAGCGGGGGGGGGCAAGACCGATTTGATTGCAGGCTTGTCACTCAATGTCCATAAACGCGTGCTGATTGTACGGCGCGAGAAGGCACAGACAGACGGCATTGTGCAACGTATCGAAGAGATCGTAGGGCACAAGAACGGGTACAACACGCAAAAGTCAGCATGGCGCTTTGACAATGGCCGTCTCTTAGAGTTCGGCGGCCTTGACAACATGGGCGATGAGAAACGTTGGCAAGGGCGTGCGCATGACTTGAAGGCATTGGATGAAGCTACAGAAATCCGTGAGTCACAAGCAATGTTCGTAATGGGTTGGAATCGTACTAGCGACCCAACGATAAAACCAAAGTGCCTTTTGACATTTAACCCGCCTACTACAGCCGAAGGCCGTTGGGTTTTAGATTTCTTTGCACCTTGGATTAAGAAAGGGCATCCGAACCCTGCACAGCCGGGCGAGTTGCGTTGGTTCGCACGTATCGGCGGCAAAGATCAAGAAGTTGAGAGTAATAAACCCTTTGTACTTATTGACGATCATATTGTTTATGACTTTGACCCTAAAGACTACAAGCCCGAACTCATCATTAAACCTAAATCACGCACGTTCATTCCTGCACGTGTGACGGACAACAAGTACTACATGGAAACAGGCTACATGAGTACCTTGCAAGCATTGCCTGAACCTTTGAGGTCACAAATGTTATACGGCGATTTCGGTGCGGGTATTGAAGACGACCCTTGGCAAGTTATTCCTACAGAATGGGTTGAAGCGGCTCAAGCACGTTGGAAACCACTTGAAGACATGCGCATTTTGCACCGTGGAGATTTTAAGATGGATTCTTACGGATTGGACGTTGCACGTGGTGGGGGCGATAACACGATCGGCTTCGCGCGATATGCACATTGGTACGACAACCCGAACGTACTTGAAGGTAAGGATTCACCAGACGGACCAACAAGCGCATCGTTTGCTGTTTCGCATGTTCGCGACCATGCGCCCATTCATGTCGATGTCATTGGCGTTGGTGCAAGTACATACGATTTCTTAAAGCAATCAGGCATTCATGTTGTGCCTGTGGACGTACGCAATGCTGCAACTGCATTCGACCGTTCGGGCCAGCTTAGTTTTTACAACCTGCGTTCACAACTCTGGTGGCAGTTCCGCGAATCTTTAGACCCTGCATATGGAAGCACAGTTGCATTGCCACCTGAACCAAAGCTTTTAGCAGATTTAACGGCGCCACGTTGGGGATTGCAGGGAACCAAAATCAAAGTGGAATCTCGAGAGGAAATTATTAAGCGTATTGGCCGCAGTCCCGACTATGGTTCAGCAATTATCAATGCGCAAATTGATACACCTAAACGCCACATTATGCAGACGATTAATGCTTCTGCAGCTAGACGTGATTACGACCCATACGCGTAGTGTCAACAGGAAACAGGGCCTTTTCAATGTGCCAATCGCATAATGTCGAAAAAGGCAAAACTAATCGGAGTCCTTCAATGTGCGTGAAAAATATTCTTGACGGCGTAACCAATATTCTTGGGATGGATGCACCAAAGGCGCAAGTCATTGCACCGCCAAAGCAACCAACGCGCCAAGATTCTAAATCTCCTGATTCATCCGCGACCATTGACCGTGTACAGCAAGCACAAAATTCCATGTCTGGTGGTATTGCAAATACGCTTTATACCGATGCTCAAGGCGTGAGTGACGAAGATTTGCGCTTAGGCAAGAAAACTTTATTAGGCGGTTAAGATGACTGAAGACGATATCAGAGCGCTGAAAAAACGGTTTGATGCTGTTTGGCAATTACGTGTAAATGATATGGACGATTATTGTGCCGAATTAGCATTACACGTTTTGCCTGCTGCCATCAAAACGATTAAAGACCAAGAAAAGCATGACCGATCTGCATGGTCCAAAATTGTTGATAACACTGGTAAAGACTCGTTGAAAACCCTTGCAGCGGGTATGGTATCAGGCACTTGTTCGCCAAGTCGTAAATGGTTCACCTTGCAAGCCGCAGATGAATCATTGCAAAAGGATATTGAAGTTCGCCAATGGCTTAAAGCTGTTGAGGATGCTTGTTATGTTGCTTTTTCAAAAAGCAATGTTTATCGAACTGTGCATCATATTTACATGCAAGAAGGCGCTTTCGGCATCGGTGCGGCACTAGCTCCTGAACATGGCCGCAATTCAAAAGCTCAACTCATGGATTTAATACCGCTTACTTTCGGTGAGTTTGCTATCACAACGGACGAGTTTAATAAACCGAACGGCGTTTATCGCAAATTCAAATTAACCTCTATCAACATGGTTAAATATTTTGGATTGGATAATGTTTCGGATGCTATTAAGAGTGCGTTTGAAAATAAAAACTACGAACAAGAGTTTGAAGTTTGCCATGCAATTTATGAACGAGTAGATGCAAAAGGGTATGGACCTAAAAACATGCCTTTCGCTTCAATTTACTATGAACCAAGTTCATCAAATAAATTGCTACGCGAAAGTGGCTTAATGAGTTTTCAGGTTATTTGCGGACGTTGGACTGTTTCAAGTAGTGATGTGTACGGTGAAGGCCCTGCAAGCGATTGTATTGGTGATTTACGTGCATTACAGAAAGGTCATCAACAAATTGCAGTAGGTGTGGACTATCAAGTTCGACCGCCTTTGCTTTTACCTGATTACTTGAAAGGTCATGAGCGTGAGACATTGCCAAACGGTATTGCGTTTTACCAAGCGTCACCAACGAGCCAAGTTGCACAAGTTCAAGCAATGTTGAATGTGCAATTCGATTTGAACGGTGTTATGGCGCAGATTGCACAATGTCAAGAGCGTGTTAAACGCGCATTTCATACAGATTTGTTCATGATGCTTGATGCTTTTGATAAAGGCAAAATGACCGCTACAGAAGTATATGAACGCAAATCTGAAAAGATGCTCATGCTTGGTCCGGTAGTAGAACGTCAAATTGATGAATTATTGCGTCCACTCGTTGAAATCTGCGTTGAGCGTGTATTAGCAAACAGTGAATACCTACGTCAAATTGCACCAGAAGCGATTCAAAACGCTGATGTCGAAATCAATTTCGTATCCATACTTGCACTTGCACAGAAATCTTCTGGCTCGGCAATTCTTGAACGTGCCCTTGCTATGATTGGGCAAGTAGCCCAAGTTGACCCCCAAGTACTCGATAAAGTTGATACAGATAAATTTATGGATGAATACGCGGAGATTAACGGCGTATCGCCTGATATTTTCCGTCCTCAACGTATCGTTGACCAAATCCGTAGTGACCGTGCAGCACAACAACAAATTGCACAGCAACAAGCCCTTGCTGCCCAACAAGCACAAACGCAAAACACTAACGCCAATACGGTTAAGACTGTAAGCGATACAGATGCAGAAACTTTGTCTGACATGTTCTTGCAAGGCGGTGGTGCATGAGTGATTTAGAAACCAAAGCTAAAGAAAATAAGAGCGAGCGTGACCAGGAACTAAATGACCTACGCTCAATCTTGGAAACCGAACACGGTAAACGTTTTCTAATGCGCTTAATCGATCGGGCAAGCATATTCCAACCCACCTATGGCGGCGGGTCACAAATCAGTGATTTTGCTTTCATGGAAGGCCGCCGAGAGTTTGGTCTATACATTCTTGGTGAAATCACACAAGCCAATTCAGATGCATGGTTAGACATGCAAAAACAACGATTTTCAAAACTTAAAGAGAAGGTGAACCATGAGCGAAGTGACAACAACTACGACAGCAACTGATGCAGCAACTACCGCTACTACAACGGATACACCTGCTGTAACTACAACTGCTACTGAAACAGGTGGAGGCAATCCTGCTACAACTCAGGTTGAAACCACACCTACTACAAGCACTACTACAGAAAATACTGAAACAAAGCCTGAAGTTTTATTAGGTGGTGAAGAACCGCCTGCAGAACAACCAATTCAATACACAGATTTCACTATGCCTGAAGGGTACTCTCTGAATCCAGAAGATTCAAAAACCCTTCAGGAACTTGGGCAGCAGTTCAAAATGCCGCAAGAAGCGGTGCAAAAACTTGTCGATTTAGGCGTGCAAATGCAACAACGACAAGCGCAGGAACAGCAAAAAGTGATTGCTTCTTGGGTTGATGCAGCTAAAGCGGACCCTGAATACGGCGGGGAAAAATTGAAGGATAACCTGTTGACAGCACAACGCGCCTTCAGCTTACCACGTGGCGCTGAAATCTCTAAGATTCTCTTTAAGAGCGGACTCGGTAACCATCCCGCTGTAATTGGCTTTATGACAGAAGTTGGTAAGTTGTTAGAAGGTGACAACATGACACATGGCAATGGGACAAATACTGCAAGTACCAGTCTGGGAAAACTTTGGTATGGCGATAAATAACTAACAGAGGGCTGAATATGTCTGTAATCGCACAATTACAACCAACCTTAATGGATTTAGCTGCACGCTACGGACAAACGCCCGAAAGTGCAGTAATTGAAATCCTTAGCGCAAGTAATGAATTACTTGATGATATGGTCTGGGTTGAAGCAAATGACGGGACCGGTCATAAAACAACGGTTCGCACAGGTTTGCCAAAAGGCGCTTGGCGTTTACTGAATTACGGTGTACCTGCTGAAAAAGCAGCTACCGCAGCAATTCGTGATACATGCGGTTTGCTTGAATCATATTCCGAAGTTGATAAGCAACTTTACGATATGGAACAAAATCCGCAGGAATGGCGTGCAAGCGAAGATGCAGCTTTTGTGGAAGGTATGTCACAAACAATGGGTGAAACCCTAATTTATGGTAATGCTCGTGATACTCCTGCTGCATTTACTGGTTTTGCACCTCGTTTCAATGATATTTCTCAAACAAATCCCGCGAATAAGCGAAATATTTTAGATGCGGGCGGTACAGGTAACAACAATACTTCAATTTGGTTTGTTGTTTGGCATAAAGATACCGTTCACGGAATTTATCCGAAAGGAACCAAAGCAGGTTTACAAATCCGTAACCTTGGTGAAGTAACAGATAAAGATCAAAACGGGTTAATGCATCAAGTTCTACGTACACATTTCGTCTGGAATGCGGGTGTCACAGTTCGTGATTGGCGCGCTGTAGTTCGTATTGCAAACATTGATGTTGCTGCTCTTACGAAAGATGCGAGCGCAGGTGCCGATTTGTTTGACTTATTGGCCCAAGCTGCTGAATTGTTGCCGCGAAAAACAAGTGGTCGCGTTGCCATTTACGCCAACCGCACTATCTCATCATTCCTGCGTCGTCAAAGTGTTAACAACAAAAACGTGCGTATCACTGTAGAAGAACAGGGCGGACGTAGCGTTACTAAGTTCGACGGCATGCCTATTCGTCGCGTTGACGCGATTCTAAACACTGAATCTCGTGTGGTTTAAGGAGTAGTTTAGCTATGCTTATTGATAAATTATTAGTGATGTCGCTAGATCAGGCAATTACTGCTACAGCGACATCTACAGACACACTTGATTTGCAGAAGGCTTCGACAAGTGTAAACCGTTTACCTGTTCTAGTACGTGGTAAAAACCTAGCTCCAACTACGGCAACCATTACTGTGCAGCTTCAACAATCTAGTGACAACGTTTCTTGGGAAACTATCGAAACTTCTCGTGCTTATACAGGCGCTGAACTTAATTCAGGTGTTATTGGTGAAGTGATACTACCTGTAAAACCTAAGCGTTACGTGCGTTTGAACTATTCGGTTGGTAGTGGGCCATTCACAGCGGGAACTGTGTTTTCACACATTTCTGATAGTCGTGATGTTAACGCTGCTTATCCTGTTTATGCAGGGGCTTAATCATGGAATATAAGCAAGTTCGAGCGAATCAAAAAGGGTTCTATAACGATCGATTAATTCAAGAAGGCGAAGTTTTTTCTGTTCCAGAAGAAGAAACTGCACTTTGGTTTGATGATGTTGAGCCTAAACAGCCTGAATCTAAAAATCCTTTTTCATCAATGAATAAGGAAGCGCTAACTCAAATTGCCGTTGAAAAAGGCATTCAGTTATCAGGGGCTGAAACAAAAGCGCAAATTATTGAGCTTTTAACAGCTGAGTAATTAATAAGGGCCCGTATTAGTACGGGCTTTTACCACAAAGCAAACGTAGCTAAAGGTTCATAAAAATGTCTGAAGAACAAATCGAAAAACAGATTCAAGCAAAAGGATTAAATGCCCCGCGCATAACACCTGATCAGCTTGATTCAAAAATCAAGAATGTTTACTACCATTCACCACTAGCAAATGTTGATCCTAAACAAGCTATGGATGAAAAGACCTACCAAGCATTGCGCTGTTTAACCTTTTGCACAATCGTTTTAGAGAATGGCTTTACTGTTACTGGTGAAAGCGCATGTGTAGCCCCTGAAAACTTTGATCCGTTCATCGGCCAAGAAGTAGCGTATAAAAACGCCCGTGAAAAAATTTGGCAGTTAGAAGGATACTTGTTGAAGGAAAAACTTTATCAAGCTGATTTAGATAAACAGTTCTAAACAGGGTAAAGCCTATGAGATCAATTGTTGATCTTTGCAATTTAGCCCTGTCGCATCTCGCGCAGGGCTATGTTGTAAATGAACTAACCGAACCGACAAAGCATGCAAGATTGTGTAATACCTTTTACCCAATTTGTCGTAGAGAGCTGTTAGACAACGAACATCAATGGACTTTTGCTGTTAAGCGCGTTCGCTTGAATGTCGATGCAGGGAATGAGTTTGGCACGGCGTATGTTCTACCGAGCGACAAGGTCCGTATATTTCAGCTTGAATCAGGCAGCCGATTCTATGTAGAAGGCAATCTTCTATTCACAGAAGATACCGCACCAATCTTACGCTATGTTCACGATGTGAAAGACTTGGCATTAATGCCCGATTCTTTCAAGACCGCTCTATCTTATTTGTTGGCCGCACGAATAGCAGGCCCTTTGACACAGAATGAGCAAAAACAAATCTCCATGATGCAGCTTTATGAAATTGAAAAGAACAAAGCAATTTTCATTGACCTGCAACAACATCGGATTGAAGCACGGCCTGAGCATACAGGCTCAATGTTTGAGGCACGATAAATGCAATATTCGTTTAATGGTGGCGTAATTTCGCCTGACATGTTTGGTCGCATTGATCAGGCGAAATATCAGACTGGTGTAGCTAAATGCAAAAACCTTTATGTCGAACTGTTTGGCGGGGTTGTCTATCGTGCAGGCTTCCGCTACGTACACCATTACCCGAAAACAATGGGCAAAATGCGTTTAATCCGTTTTGTTTTTAGTGAAGAGCAAGCCGTTGTTTTGGCTATTCGTGCAGGCGCTATAAATTTCTTTGCTGACGGCGGTATGCTGCTGAATGAAAACAATGAACCTTTAGAAGTTGCAGTACCGTATGCCGAAGAGCATTTAATGCAACTCCGCTATGCTCAATCTGCGGACGTTGTGACAATAACCCATCCTAACTATCCACCTAGAAAAATTATTCGTAAGAGCGCAACGGAATGGATAACAGAACTGGTTACAGTGGGATATGGCATTAGTACACCGCAAAATGTTGCCGCAACTGCCCATATTGAAGATAAGTATAAACCCGGTGGAAGTATGCACGACTCATACATTGAGCGTGATTATTCTTACCAAGTCACCGCAGTAGATGAACAAAATGAATCTGCTGCATCTTTAAAGGTTGTTGTACAAAACGACTTAACACTAGCGGGGAATTACAACACGATTACATGGGATGCGGTAACAGGTGCGAACCGTTATAACATTTTTAAACTACGATCTGGTTTAGCAAGCTTTATTGGTGAAACAACTGAAACAAGCTTCACAGACGATAATATTGAGACAAACGGTTCAATCACACCGCCATTAATTCGTAATCCTTTTGAATTTTACCCGACCGCAGTTGCATATCACGGGCAGCGAAAAGTGTATGGCGGCGGTTATAAATCGCCCCAATGGATTCGCATGTCGCGTACGGCAACGGATGACAATTTCGGGTACCACATTCCTACTCAAGATACAGATTCAATTCAAATACGGTTTGCTGCCCGCGACGGTAACGGTGTTAAACACCTAGTTACAATGAGTGATTTACTTATTTTGACAAGTGGGGCACTTTGGAAAATGTCAGCGGATGGAGCCGTAACAGCTGCTAGTGTGAATATGAACAAGCAGTACAGTACAGGTGCAAATGATGTGACACCTGTTGAAGTTGACGGCGCTACAATTTTTTCCTCCGATCAAACAGGGCACGTACACGAAATATCATTGGCAAGCGGATACAACGCATCTTTTTATCAAACAATCGACTTATCAATAATGTGCCCACAACTTTTTGATGGGCAAAAAATTATTGATTGTGCATTATTGCGTAACCCTTTGAATATTATATATTTTGTACGTGGCGATGGTGTTTTGCTTTCATTAACATATGAGCCAAAACAACAGGTTTGGGCTTGGGCAGAGCATCACACCAACGGTAAATTTTTATCTATTGCAGAAATACCGGAAGAAGATCAATCTGTTTTATATGCGTTTATTGAGCGTGACGGTTTTTATACCATTGAACGTATGCTTACAAGGCAGCCGTTAGATATGCAGGATAAGTGCTATTTAGATAGCAGCATTCAGTACAAGGGCAATCCTACATCAACTTTAACCGGCTTAGATTGGCTTGAAGGTCAAACAGTATCTGTGTTTGCAGATGGTGGCGTTAAACCCAATGTCAAAGTAGAAAACGGCGCAATTAAACTGCCACGTGAGTTATCTAATATTTGGGTTGGTCTGAATTACGAAGCTGAACTACAAACATTGCCGATTTTTCAAGAACAAAAAAATCCTGTTAAACCTAAAGTCGTGAATAAGGTTCACCTAAGAGTAAGAGAGTCTCAAAACATTTTGGCTGGTGCTAATCAGGATATTGAGGATCGCACACCAATTGATGAGTTTAAACCGCGTAGCAATGAACGCTATGGTAGCCCCCTTAAATTGTATTCGGGTTTGGTAGAAGTACCAGTTGACAGCACTTACGAAAGAGACATTCAAATTACTGTAAAACATGATAAACCTTTACCAATGAAGATATTGGCCCTTGAGGTAGAAATGACATGAGACGAAATAATATTGAAATTCGTAAGCCGACTGAGCGCGATATTCGTATTCTTGTTGAAAACCTGCGTGATGCCGATAAAGACGAAATGAAAGCGTACTTCAATGACAATTTTCATTGGATGATCAAAATGTCTATCAAGCATTCAAGTGATGCTTGGACAGTAGTAGTAAATGGTAAATTGCTTTTTATTTGTGGCGTTGGGATGTCAAGTTTAATTGGCAACGTTGGTTGCCCGTGGTTACTTGGCACGAATTTCATAAAACAATATCCGTTTGAATTTTACAAACAATGCCAAAGTATTTTAAAGGAAATGCGGTCGGAGTATGCCGTTCTTGTAAATCATGTGTATGAAAAAAACGAGAATGCTATACGTTTCTTAAAAAGACTAGGCTTTGATTTAAAAAAAGCAGAACCATACGGCGCGAACAATAAAATGTTTCATCCGTTCGTGATGGGGGCGTTATGACAAATCCATATGCATATGCAGCGGTTAAAGGTGTAGAAGCGCTTTCCAATTACGCAAAAATGAAGGCGCAAAAACAGGCGTTTAAGCAACAAGAAAAGCTCGCCCTTTACAATGCAACCCTTTCAGATAATCAGGCTCGGCAAGCCATCGAAGATGGTACCAATGCTGTAACCGATTATCAGCGTAACATTTCGGCCTTTAAATCAAGCCAAATTAACGCCCTTGCGGAGAATGGTATTGATGTAACACAAGGTTCAGCCATTGATTTACTTGCTTCAACAGAGATGCTTGCTCAAGGTGATATTGATTCAATTAAATACAATGCTGCGCTTCAGTCTTGGGGGCACAAGGTTCAAGCCACAAATTACCGCAATCAAGCCGAAAATTATCGTGTTGCTGCGAAGTCCATTAGACCTGTAATAAGCACGATACTAAACCTTAGCGGTGAAGCTGCTTCCGCTTTCGGTTCAAGTATGGGTAAAGGCGGTTCTGCATCTAGTGGCGGTTCTGACTTTGCTTCAAGCCTTTATGGTATAGGTGGCAGTAATTCGCAAGGCGCGTCATGGCAAAATTATAATTGGAATTGGTTTGGAGCTAGTTAATGCGTATTCCACAATTTAATCGACAAGTTTCTGACAATAGCGTTCCAAATGTACAAGTCAACGGGGGCATGTCAGCAGGCGAAGCCGCTAGCTTAGTTGGTAATAAAACCGATAGTTTAGTTGGCGCCCTTAATTCTAGTTTGAACGCATACCAAGCATATCAAGATGAAGCGGACCGCGTACGGGTTATTGATGCCCAAAACAAACTCGCTGAATTAAAACTCCATTTGCAAAACAATGATGTCGATGGGTACGGCAACAAAAAAGGGGTAGATGTTGTAAGTTTTGATGATGGCAACGGTGGCGGGTTTGTAGACTACTATACAAAAGCATATCAAGATGGAGTTGGGCAAATTGCAAATACTTTAGGTAATAGTCGTCAACGTGCCTTGTTTAAAGAAATGTCAGAACGTGACGCGGTGCAGTTCAAAGGCTCATTACAAAATTACTTTGTACGTGAAAATGACGTTTATCAACAAAGCGTTTATTCATCATCAGCAGATCGTTTTATTCGAGAAATAAACGAGAACCCTGGTGACTTCACTAAGATTGATGAAAGCCGTGCTAATCTTAAAGCTTCATTAGGTAAATTAATGAATCTTGAAGGAAAGGCAGCGACTGAAGCTGAAAACATTTATCTTAAAAATGTCTCAGTGGCCCACATCACAAATATTAGCGCCTTTGTAGAAAATGGTGATTTAAAAGCAGCACTTGCCTATAAAAATAAATATAAAGACGAGATTTCATTAGCAGATAGCTTTAAGGTAGATCAACGCATTCATCAAAAACTTGAAGATCAGCAAGTCGAATCTTTAGTTAATATGGCCACAACCGGAACACAAGAGGGCAGCAACCCTGCTTTAAATGTTCCCCCGCAAGCATCAGCAAAAATTGCTCAGGAGCTTAAAAGTCTTACACCCGATCAGATGAAAAACATCAAATACAATGATCAGCGTTTGGATGTTTACACTGTGCATGCTGCAAAAGAAAAAGGCATGGAATGGGCAGCGCCTTTAATTTTAGGACTAAGATTGGCTGGTGAAAAATCTAATAATAGTGCCGTTTCTGAAAAGGGTGCTAAATCTGTTATGCAATTTATGCCCGAAACATGGAAACAGTACAGTAAAGGCGGTCAAAGGGATATTAACAACCCTGCCGATACTATTGACGCTGCCTTCGATTTTATTTCAGACATTAGTAAAAAATATAAAACAAAAGACCCAATGGTTATTGCTGCTTACTATCATGGTGGGGATGAAGACGCAAGAAGAGTATTAGCAGGGGGACAACCTAAAGGACCTAGAGGTCGCGCGTATTTAGAGCGCATGGATAAATGGTTATCTCAAGATTTTGGTGATTATGCAAAAAAACCTGCTAAGACACGCGAACAAGCCTATGAAGAGCTTTGGAACAGTAACGTTCCTGTTGATGTAAAACAGAAAGCACTTTCCCTTACTGATAGATACTACAATGGGCAGGATAAAGCTAAAGAAGAAAAACAAAATCAGGTCTATGATTATTACTTCAAAGAAATTAATTCGGGGCAGTTCTCTTATGAACAAATTCCTGGGGTAGATATTAATGCTTTAGAACCCAACCAGATCAAAAGTTTAGAAGCGGTTAGTAATGCCAAATTTAAAAAAGATATTAAAACTGACCCTATGGTTTACAGCATGATTATGCTTAATAAAGATGAGCTTTTCAAAGGAAAACCACAATCAGTTTTGCATCAGTACGCTGATAAATTATCCCCATCAGATTATCGTGCTGTCACAAAAATGTACATAGATGTTAATGCTTCACCAAAAGATGCAAGAAAAGAAGATGCTATTGAAGTTAGCCCTAAGACGGTTTCGGATTATTTAAATCCCTATTTACCTATGCTTGGTATTACAAATAAGACAAATAAGAATCAGATTGATCATTATGCAGCTGTTCAGGCGGACGTAACACAAACGTTGCGTGAAGCTGAAGCTAGAAAAGGAAGCAAGCTGACCAAGGATGAATTTAGTCGAGCTGTTCTTAAAACAATCGGTTTGCAAGCTAAGGAACGAAACTTTAGACATGCGTTTGGCTTTGAGATTCCTGGTACTGAGTCGATGAATCAAAAAGCGATATACTCTGTTAAAAGTAAGGACGATATCGCTCCGAATTATCAGAAGAAAATTGATGGGATGTTTGAAAAGCAGGGTCGTGATCTATCAAAAGTAACTTTGGCAGAGTATCTTAATGCTTATTATTCAATGATGAGACGGGGTTTTTAAAATTGAAAAAGATTCTATTCGGTTTGGTCGCAATGGTAGCACCAACTGCGTTGTACGAAATGTTGTTGGAAATTTTTATCACTTTAGGGGTACAGGATAAGCCTACAATTTCCATACTAATTGTGGCCTTTTATACTGTTTTAGCGTATGTATTGACCGTTTTAGTTTATGAAAATGTTGATTCAGATAAAAAACTTATTACTACTCTTATGGATTTATTAACAGGCGGCATTATTTTTCTGGTAGCCTATCAAAGTTGGCCCGCTATTTTTTACATTGTGGTTGCTCCTGTAATTGTTATGTCTTGGCATAGACGATCAATAAAATGAAAAAATTAGAGAAGTTATTTCTATCGGGATTGTTGGGTTTTCCTTTTTTAGTTGCTATCTGGTACGGCGCAAATAAAGGATATATTTATGCTTTCTATGGATATGTTGCTTTGTTTTTAATGGGAATACTTATAACGGCTACAGTGGTATTTTTAGTTTTACCTTCGAAGCAAGATTAAAATAAAGGCGCTTAAAGCGCCTTTATGTTTTAGCGACCACCTCTACGTTGGTCCGCTGCTCGATCCCCACAAGAAGAACCGTCTTTAGCATTTTGCCAGCTATGATCACAACTTCCTGCAAATGTTGCAGAAAAAGGAATAGATAAAGTTAGAATTAACAGGAATTTTTTCATACATTGTTACCTATGTTCTGGCTATTAAAGATTAAAATATAACCTAAAAAACTGGATATTAACATGCAATATTTTGCGAATACGTAAAAATTTGCATGTTCATGAAAAATACGCTACATTTTTGTGAGGTGCTCAAAACACCTTTTTCAACAGCGTCATTGTCACAGCGTCATCGTGGCTTTTGTTTTGTCCTTAAAAAGACAACTCCGATCATGTATACTCCTGTACGTGTTTGACACGTGCATGTTTACTCTATGGTCGGGAGTGCGACGAATAAAACACCCGTAAGGGAAATAAGTCCGCCGACTGTTGACGGTTTTGAGCTCCTGACCGCCCATCTCAAAAGTGGGTGTATTTCTTATCAACAGGAGTAAATAAAATGCGGTCAGCCATTTTAAAATATGAAAACCCAATCACTTTAGGTGCAATTGTAATTCGCCAAGACAACGAAGGGCGTTTTTGCCTTAATGATTTACATAAAGCAAGTGGAAAAACCAACAAACACCAGCCAGCTTTCTTTCTTCGTAATCAACAAACAAAGGATTTAATTGAAGAAATTAAGGCCTCTGCAAATTTGCAGAGGGGGTGCTCAATTTTGAGCATCCCCCTAAAAGTAATCAATGACGGTATCCGCAACGGCACCTATGCAGTAAAAGAACTGGTCTATGCATACGCAATGTGGATTAGCCCTTCATTCCATCTTCAAGTTATTCGTGCATACGACGAAATGATCGTTAAGCAATTGGAGAAGGCCCGTAATAATTCTATGGGTATGCTCCATATTCCTGAACCTATTTCACCTGATACAAATCGTTATACCGTAGTTAAAAGAGACGGCGTTACCACTTTACGAGATGCGAAGGATGTATCTTTTGTAAATGCTGCACATGTTTCCGATTTACGTCGTGATCTAGGCACGGTAATTCGTGCATTAGAAGAGTTGCGCTATCGAACAAAAATTGTGGATGGTGAGCTGAGCGCTAATGATTTGGCATTACCTTTAATTTGTGAATTGAGCGAAAACGGTCAACAATTTGAACGCACAGTTTCAGATGATGAAATTGCAAACATGACCCCGTCTCAGAACAAAAACATGATGAGGGATAAGGTTGCAATCGCTATCTCTATGCTCAAAACAACTTATCATCCTGATGATATCAATCGTATGTGTAAAGAGTTCGGCATCCATCGAGATACGGCAAAACGTATTTTGAGTAAGCTGTATCAGCAAGCGACAATGTTGGCAGGTTCATAAGCTGTCAACAGCAAACGGCAGTCTAATCAATAACAGCATTTAAGATTACATATAACCGTAGTCTTAAGTGCTTTTATTATGTCTGATCAAAATGCAAATATTACAATTGGTGAATTATTTAATTTAAACCAAGGTAAGAACCCAACCCAAATTGCGGATACAGAAGCCCGTGCGCGTAAGGCTGCACGTTCGTTGGGCTTAGACTATAACAAGATGACAGAAACGCCTGAACAGATCGTTTCTGTTGCTGATGAGGTAAACACTCAAAAGCGCGTCAATGAAGTGGTTGCAAGTGACCCTGTATTGGGTAAATACGCACTTAACCCAAATCAAGCCGCTGTTTCACTTGATGACTTTGAAAACCTAAAAGACATTAGCGATAAAGTATCCTTATTGGGCTCGAGTTTGAATAAACCGTATGAACCTGTTTCATACCAAGACATACAAAATGTTTTGTCTAAAGGAACATCACCAGAACAAAAAAAGAGACTGAAAGAACTAGGCATTTACGAAGACCCTCAAAAGCAGGTCAAGCCGAATGTAAACCCTAATTTACTTGATACGTTAAGTACATCATTAGTGCCCCAAACATCTGACCAAGTTTTCAAAGAAAATTACGACCGCATCAAGAAAACAGCAGGCGTAATGTCTGCCGAACGGTTTAAAAAATACTATGAAAACCAAGTCTATTGGATGGAGCATACAGCAAGCGCCGAACCATCTAACCCTCAAGAACAAGGCAATCGATATGTAAATGCGGCTATTCGTGCTGTTGCGGCTATTGGACAGACAGAAGGCGCAATAATTAGCGCGGCAACAGGAAACGATAGCCTTCTTAAATTGGCAACACATGTTAAAAATAAAGCTGCCCCATCACAAGAAATGACGCAAGCGCTTTACCAAGCACAACTTGCAGCACAGACAAATGATGCAGGTGTATTGGGCGCGGCACAAGAACTGGTTAGCAATGCTGATGCAGGTTTAGTGGGTGAGTTTTTAATTGAACAAGCGCCCCCCGCATTAGTTGGGTATTATGCAGGCGCGGGGGCAGGCGGTGTTTTAACAAATTCACTTATCCGAAATACAGCTAAATATGCCCCTATGGTGATGAACCTAGAAAAGGCAGCTAAGTTAGTACGTGGTGTAACAACCGCAGGTAATGCGGCACAAGGCGCATTAGGTGCAGGCACGGCCGATGCTCTGGTGTCATATGGGCAGAACATGGCAGAAGCCCGTGAGAAGTTTTTAACCAAACAAGAACAGATCGATTATGCAGCTGCAAAAACTTGGGGCTCAGCAAAATATTCAGCCTTAGGCGGTGCATTAATGCCTGTAACTTTTGGCGGTCCTTTGCGTACAGTCGGAGGGCAGGCTGTCATTCAATCAGCGGCAGGCATGTACTCTGTGCAAGGTGCGGCCGATGCGGTTGGTGAAAAAGCCGACCCCGTAGAAATGGCATTAGAAGGCTTGTTAGAAGTTGCAACAGCAGCGCCTGAAGTAGCAATTACATCTGCATCAAAAGTTAAAAACCAACGTACAGCACAATTTGCATTAGACCAATTACGCCAAGATCAGCAAGAAGATGCAGCGCGTTCAAGTACCTTTGCATCTGTGCTAAATAATCTTATTGACCGTAACAAAGAGAGTAAGACGGCACAACGTGATGACTCTGCAAGCCAAGCATTTATCAAACAGGCAGTTGAAGAACACGGCGCAGTTGAAGAAGTTTATATAGATGGACAGACCTTCAACCAGTTATTACGTGACCGTAATATTGAGCCAACCGATTTATTTGAACGTGCTCCAAGTCTTCAAGATCAGTTGGGTACCGCGGAAACATTTAACGGCACTGTACAGATACCAGTAAATGAATTTGTTTCTGCAATGTCGGTTGTTGAGCGTCCAACAGATTTTGTCGAGAACGTTCGTTCAAGCCCGGACATGCCAACTTATCGCGAAGCTCAAGAGAACCTTGCAAAAACAACGGAACAAATGCAGCAAGAAGCCGATACATATATGGCTGAGCAAGCCCGTTTTGAAAGTGCTGAAGATGCAAAAGAGTTGGTCGCAACAGAAGTACAAAACCAATTGGCTAAAGTCGGAACATTTACGGCTAAATACAATCGTGCTGCGGGCGAATTAACTTCCGCTTTTTACTCAACGCTAGGCGATAAACTTGGTATTTCTGCAAAAGAAGCTTTTGACCGTTACCCAATTCGTATTACTGATGAGCCGACCAGGGATAAAGGAATTTCATTTAATCAAAGTGCTACCCCTGAACAAACAATCTCAGTAGATGATTTTGCTAAGAGCATTAAAAAACAATATGGAATTGAATTAGGTCTAAAAGGTAGCCCATCAAGTAATGTTCTTTCATTGCATAAAATTGTTGTGCCTGAAGCTATGCGCAATCAAGGCAATGGCACTAAAGCAATGCAGGATATTATTAGATATGCTGACTCGCAAAATAAAACAATCGCACTTACTCCAAGCTCTGATTTCGGTGGCAACAAAAGCAGACTTACAAGCTTTTATAAAAAACTTGGCTTTGTTGAAAACAAGGGGCGAAATAAAGATTATGAAATTTCAGAAAGTATGTATCGTTCACCAAATGGTCGTAAATATAATCAAGCGAATGGCGGTACACGCGGCTCAATTACTTTCAGCATTGGTCAAGATGGTTCAACAATTGTTTTAAGCAAAAATGCTGACTTCTCTACTTTCGTGCATGAGCTTGGGCATCATTTCTTAGAAATGAATATGCAACTCGCCCTAAGTCCTGATGCGCCCGCACAAGTCCGTGAAGATATGGAAACGGTAATGAAGTGGGCTTCACCAGAAACAACTGATCTGGGTGAATGGGACTTTTTCACCGATGCAGAAAAAACAGAAGTACACGAAAAATTTGCAGAAACTTTTGAACAGTATGTTTTTACGGGTAAAGCACCAAGCGCAGCATTAAAGCAAGTTTTCAACCGATTCAGACAATTCATGATTGCCGTGTACCGGAACATAGAAAAGTTTATGGGCATAAACGACCGTGCAGAATTGAATGCTGATATCACAGGCGTAATGGACCGTATGCTTGCATCATCAAGTGCAATTGCTGAAGCACAAGCCGCATCAAATCTTGAAATGCTAATCCATCAAGATGATGCAATGCGCCTTGGTATTTCGCCAAAAGATTATGACGAAATGCGCCAAGATCATGAAATTGCTACAGAATTATCTATAAATACTTTAGAGCAGAAATCCCTGCGCAATATGATTTGGTACCAAAAGCAGAAGTCTAAGTATCTGAAAACATTGCAAAAAGAAGCTGAGAAAAAGCGCGCTGCCGTTCGCGAAGATATGGCAAAAGAAATTGCACAAGAACCTGTATATCAGGCTATGGCATTTCTACGTCAACCGCTTGACCAAGTTGCTAAGCGCGACTCAACCAAGGTTGAGCCTGAACGCGACAATCTATTTGAAGCGATTGCTAAATTCGGCGGGCTTGATGCCAATGAAGTAGAAAGCACTTGGGGCATTGATGAAGCAGCTAAAACAAAATCAGGTGTAGGCAATAAGCCTGTCGTACGTTCTTCAAAGTCAAAAGCAAAAGGCCTGTCAATTGAATCGATGGCTGAGAAGCTTAGTGAAGAAGGATATTTAACTTTAGATGAACACGGCAAATTTGATACCCGTGAACTTGAAGATAAATTTGCGGAACAGTTGCGCGGCGTTAATCAATATTCAAATAAAGTCGACCCTGAGTTGTTAGATTATTCGCAAGACATGGATTTGCTGCAACGCTATGCAGAGGGTCGCACAACCAAAGGCAAGTTATCACTAGATTGGATTGAAGCTAAATATGGCCGTGATAGTGATATTTACCAAAGCATTTCTAAAGGCGCTTATGGTTTTGCACAGCGCGGTGGTGAAAACCCTGATGTTGTTGCGGAAATGTTCGGTTATGAAAGCGGCGATGCATTGATTCGTGATTTGCTTAATTCACCAAGTCCAAAGCAAAAAATTGATGAGCTCACGGATGCGCGCATGGCTGTGCAATATTCTGAATTTTTCGATCAACAAAGTATTGTTGAAGCAGTTGAAGCAGCATTACACAATGATGTTCGTGCGCGTATGCTTTCCGCTGAAATGGCCGCGCTAAATGGTTTACTTGGTCGTAAGTCTGCTTTGAATGAAGCAGCAAAAGCGGTTGCCCAAGACATTGTACAGCGCCAAAAAATTAAAGATATTCGACCGCATGTACGTGCACAAGATGATGCTCGTTTAGGCCGTATGGCAAATGAAGCATTTAGAAAGGGTGAAACAGTAGAAGCAGCGCGCCACAAGCGCAATCAGTTGGTTCAGTTCTATGCAACCAAATACAGTTATGATGCAAAAGACCAGATTCAAAAAAACCTTGATTTAGTCAAAAAGGTTTTTGGAAATAACGAGAAGTTATCTAAAAACCGTGACTTTGATTTTGTGACCGCTGCCCGCGGCATTTTGGGCAAATATGGCCTTGGCCGCGAATCAACAAATTATGAGCATCAATTAGAATTAATTCGTAAGTATGATCCGACCACTTATGCTGAAATCCAAAATATAGGCGCATTGCCTGAAAACCAAAACTATCGTGAATTAACGCTTGAACAGTTCAATGCAGTTATGGCCGCAGTCGAAACACTTTGGCATCGATCTAAAGAAAATAAGATTTGGCATACAACCAATGAAGCCTTTGAGCGGGAACATGTCCGTGAAGAACTAATACAGCAAACAGGCGGTAAGAAAAGCGTTGAGAAGATTCAGCAAACATTATTAGGTAGAGATAAGACCGCAGAACTTAAAGCTAAGTTCATGGAATTAGGCGCTTCAGCAAAACGTGTCGACCAGGTAGTAACTTGGTTAGACGGTGGCGCAAGTGGCAAATTCCGTACATATCTAATCAACCCTATGCAAGATGCCTTGGCTAAATATCGTATTGAAAAAGCCAAGATGCTTAAAGACGTAGTCGATATTTTTGAAGGATTTGGCAAACTCGATAATTCAAAAATTGCTGCACCTGAACTTAATAACTTTACTTTCGTGGGCAAGCAATCTTTGCTCCATGCGATTTTGCATACAGGTAATTTAAGCAACAAAGAGCGTCTTGTTTTAGGTTATGGTTGGGGTGCGCGTTTAGAAGATGGTTCGGTCGATTTCAGCGCATGGGATCAATTCTTTAGCCGGATGGTTAAAGAGGGTGTGATTACCAAAAAAGATATGGATAACATCCAAAAACTCTGGAATCTTTTTGACAAATACAAAGAGCAAGCACAAATCACTCATAAAAAAATTAACGGTCGCTATTTTGATGAATTACCACGTACGCCTATTAGTACGCCATTTGGTGAGTATGAAGGCGGTTATGTGCCTGCTGCTTATGACCGTATTCGCTCAAATGAGCAAGACCGCATTCAAGATAAAAACTTAGCTGAAAACAACTTAGCTGCATTAGATATCGCAACGACTGGCGCGAACTTTACCAAGTCACGCGCAGATCGTTACCACGATCAACTTGAGCTTGATATGTCTCGGTTACCAAGTCATCTTGATAAAGAATTGCGCTATATCCATCTTGAATTACAGATTCGACAAATCGGGCGTTTATTGCTGAATAAAGATTTTCGAAATGAGATTGAGCGCGTATTGCCATTCGGGGTTAAACAAGTCTTTAACCCATGGTTGAAAGCAATCGCAAATCAGACCGTTGATGAAAGCTCAGGCATTAGTTTGCTAGATAATATTTTCCGCACACTTCGCCGCAATACGGGTATCGCGATTATGGCAGGGAACTTAAAAAATGCTGTTGAGCAGTTCACAGGCTTTACACAAGTTGCTGTTGCAGTACCGCCGAAACAATTGCTAAAAGCTCAGGCCCATTATTTTGCTTCAGTTGCTACCCGTGAAGACATGGCAAATAACATCATGGAAATGTCTGACTTCATGAAAACTCGTTTTGACCGTGCAGCGGATGAATACCGTTATGCGGTGGATGAGATTGTTTTTCAAAAAGGCGCAATTCAAACAGTGAAAGATTTCACCATGAAGCATGCGTATGTATTGCAGACAACAATACAAAGACCAATGGAAATGATTTCATGGCGAGCTGCATTCAACCATTACACAGAACAAGGCATGACTCAATACGATGCCGTTCATGCTGCTGATGCGGTTATTCGACAATACATGACAGATATGTCACCAGAAGGTATTTCAAATCTTGAACGTGGTACACCCGCTAAACGAATGTTTTTGATGTTTTACAACTGGTTCAATATGGTTTGGAACACATCAATGTCAGAAGCTAAGTTAGCGTTAGAGGCAAGCAACGGCTCATGGGTGCAAGCATCGCCACGCTTGGCGTATGTGGCGTTAATGATGATCTCTATCCCTTCGATGTTGTCTGAACTGCTCAGCATTATTTTTGCAGGCGGTATAAAGGATGACGATAAAGATGATGAGAAGTGGGACGACCTTTCAGCAAAACTTGCTCTTTCACAAGTTAAAATGCTTGCGGCATTTGTGCCTTATGCTGGTAATGTGGTAAATGCTGCAATTAGCAATACGGACGATACCATTGTGAACGACCGCTACACAGCATCACCAGTATTCAGTATGGGTGAGAGCGGGCTTTCTCTAATTCAACATGCAAGACGTGCTTTGGATGAGGATAAGGAAGTTAATCAAGGTAAAGCTTCAAAAGATTTAATGAATACAGCGACCCTTGTTACTGGCATTCCGTTTGCTGTACTTGGTAAGCCTTCTGGTTATTGGCTTGATGTAGCCCAAGGCAAGAAAGATGCACCAGACAGTATTTACGATGCAACACGCGGTACGATAACAGGGAAACATACACCAGAAAATTAACCTGTTGACAGTGCAGGACTAGTAACCATCTATTTATTAGTTAGCTTACATAAAATTGGCTGTAGAGATTACAGCCTTTTTTATTGGTGCAATTATGACTGTTCAAGTATCGGATCGGTTAAGCCAACTTTATGTTGGTAACGGAGTAAATACGCGTTTTGACTTTATGTTTCGAGCGTATGAGCAAGAAGACGAAACAGGCGTTGGAGTACGGATAAAGGTTGGTAACGAATTTGAGTTTATTGACGAGTCTGAATATACGGTCACAACTAACCCTGACAATATGGGGGGATACGTTACTTTTGTTAACCCGCCTAGCGCTGAAACATTTTTTTATATTGCAGGTAAAACACCTGTAGATCAGCTTCTTGATATTACAAATTACGATAATTTTTATCCTGATGCTTTGGAACGAGCATTAGATAAAATTACTGCCATTCTACAGGAATGGAACCATTTAGTAGATTTCGAAACACAAGCACGAATTCTTGCGGATATTGCATATGACGATCTAGCCAAGGAACGAGAGGCAGATTTAAAAGCGTATATCGATGGTATCGCAAGCGCTATTACTGGAAGACCTGTTTTGGGTCTGCCTTCGGAATTTGTTGTAGATGGTAATGATACCCAAAAGCAGATTAATGACAAGTCAGTTCGCAATTTTGAGTCTATTGCTGATTTATTGACTTATACGCCAAGAAATGATGGGCAAGTCGTCTATGTAAAGGGGTATCATGCTCCTACTAATTTTGCATTAGCACAACCCTATAAAGGGGGTGGGCATCGTACTTTCGTTGAATCACGAAGAAATGAAAACGATGGTTTTTTATGTATTAATGGCTGGGTTTTGCAGCATGAGAATGTTTTTACTCCATATCATTCTGGTTGCAAGTGTGATGGTGTTACTGATGATACGTTAAATTTTGATAAGTTAATGTATGCACTTGAACGAAACAACTTAAAAGGGCATGTAATTATTAATGATCCCATGTTCTTTAATTCGCAATGCCCTAGAATCGGAAAATTAATTGATCCTGTTCAATTTAATGAAAAAAATGCTATTCGTTTAGTTTCAAAT